ATAATCCAGCATTGTACAGCTATCTGCCACATGTTGTCCAGAGTTTAGAACACATCTAAAATGAACACGCTCAGAAGAAAAGCTGACAGATGTCAGGTCAAGAATACCCTCATAAGAGCAACAAGAAAGTGTATTGATAAAGCTATATTCGTTCAAGTAAACAAACCTCTCTTCCTGTTGTAAGGCCATTATCAGCAGGCTCATTTATAATCTCCTTTAAAATTCATCATTCGCCAATACTTCCTCTCACACTCTGGACAACAGAATATAAGAGGAGATTGTACAGCACGTTCACAGGTTTTGCAATAGCCTGTGTAATGATTCGCTATGCTAGAATCTTTTTGGTGTGTCATGAAAACTCTCCCCCGTTAGTTTTAAAGTATTCTTCCTTATCCCATAACGTATGTGTATTAGCATCATAAAATAAATCACAAGCATGCCCTGTACAACCTGTTGCACGACTCTTTAAGACATGAACCTTTGTTGTATTACGTTCAATTACGTCCTCGTTATTCTTATCACGCTGTAACGCAATATTCACACCTGCTGATCTATATTGTGCTCCAGAACCAATTGTAGACTCTTCTGTAAGAAAAGCTCCTTGTGATGCAGCTTTCTCACCACCTCCTGCTTTACGGACGTGGGAAATATTGAAGAATATACAATTATACTGTTTAATGATCTTTTTCATCCAGCTCATATACTTTTCAACTTCATCTAATTGAAGTGCTCCAAATAAATCAGATACAACATCTATCACAATAATCTTACAGTTACAAGAAATAATCAACTCTTCAATCTTATCTTGGATAGTGGAATGCTCACCACGATCATCTAGAAGAAATAAACGACTACTACCATCTTCTCTGTGGAATAGCTCATGAGCCGCTTTCTCTGAATGTTCACTTCCTACAAAATCAATACGTTCTTGTTTGTCAGTCATTAGTGCAATCTTTTTACCAAGATAATGACTTAGAAGATTCTCCCCAAACTCTCCTGCTTCTGCTTCAAGTGATACCACTCCAACATTCATATCTAACTCTTGCATCCAATAGGATACACACTGATTGATTAGGCTAGATTTGCCTGCTCCACTACCTGCAAGGATATTACAAATGTACCCGAAATTAACACCTCCAGCTAGCATTTTATTTACTTTATCCATCATAGGAGGGAATGGTAGTTTGTCTACCTTTGCTCGTTCTACAATCTCTTTATAGATGTCCTGACTAGATACAATTCCTGCTGGGCTATAAGCCTTAGCCTTAAAGAAGCAATCAATAAACTGCTTCTCCTTACCAGCTTCTAGCATGGCATTCACATCTTTTAAGGGTAGCTCCATGATAAATGTCTTACCCTTTGGCAGCACCTTAGCCACCTTATGGACAGCTTCCCTGCCAGCATCATCTGAATCGTAACAGATTAGAATCTTTTCAAACCTATTAAACCATTCGTAATGTAGCTGAATCTGCTTGTGACTCCCTGATTCCCCAATAACAGATGACACTACAGGGATTGGTTCAAAATCACTATTACGAGATTTACGATAATCTTCTAGCATCTGGAAGGCTGATAAACAATCCACTTCTCCGGCTGTAATCACTACAAACTTACCGCGTGTATTCCAGAATTTAAACTGTCCGAACATGTCGGATTCTTTTCCTACCTTGCCAATTGTTGAGAAATCTTTTGGTAAGATACGAATCTTAAACCCTGACATAGTGTTATCTTTCAAGATAGGGTAATACTGTTCTACAGGTTCCCCAGTCTCTTCAGAATACTTATGACGAATCGAGTAAGCCTTATAGGTTGCATCTGTGATGCCACGTAGATTACACCCTTTTGTCCCTGTGTAAGACTTTACCTTATCAATTTCTTCTTGTGTAATTGTTTCTTTTGTACTCACTTCTTCTCCCTCATAGAAATCATCTAATGTGTCAATCCCCCGTTTAGCTTTCTCATCATCAGAAAGGATAGTATAGTTACAAGAGAAGCAGAATGAGCCGTTACCTTCTCCATAATTATGAAGATTATCCCCTTTACTATCCCTACCATTCTCCGCACAACGAGGGCATTGTGATTTGCTTTCTGTTTGTTTATAACTCATATTTCTCCTGTTACTAACTAAACAACCAAAGAGCTAGTTCTCTAGGGATATGCAACGTAACATTATCGGACAATGTTTCAAGCTCTGCTAGAAGACTTTCACTATAGTCTTTGTATTCGAAGTAATCTCCAACATTGTGCCTAACTTTCATGTTTGTTACAACATCCCCTGCTTCTAGTTCAATCTTCCAAACAGACATTGATATCTCCTTATTACATAGCTGCTAGTTGTACAAGAATCCACAGGATAGCATGAATAATGAATGGATGTACAAATACACTCCAATTGTTCATCTTAGCACCAGTGACCTTGTAAATGGCATTGATAGATAACCCTTTAACCCCTGTAAGCAATGATACAAGCGTAGCCACCCCGCCAGCTTGCCAGATGTTAATATCAGGAAGCATTAGGATACTCGCTACGATATTGTTCCAGCCATATTGTAGCACATACCAATAGTAACCGATGAAAGCTGTTACAAGAATACCAGCAAAGAGGTAAGTGATGGCTAGAATAATGTTAGATGCGTGTTTGTCAATAAATTTCAATTTGTTTCTCCCTTCATTTCAGCATAACATTCCTGTGCATACTCATAGCCATCCCAATTATCCACGCCAGCCTGATCTAGTGCAAGCTCCCACGTCTCACTTTCCAACAAATCGTTATAACGTTCTTCCGTAATTGTCACCATTTTCTGTTCAGACATTGTTTTCTCCTTTTACGAATTTAAAGCTTCCATTGCATATGGAAAATGCTCATATAAAATTATTCCAAGCTTTTCTGCAAACTCTTGTGTACCTGTTTTTTGTGCATGGCTATCAACACGTTGCTGATATACACGGTTAAAAGCCAGTAGGCTACCAGTCCAAATCCAGCTTACCATCATGTTTAATGGTAGGACAATACGAGCTTCCTCTGGTGCCACACCTACATCTACAAGAGTCTCATACAAGTCTACTTGTTTGTTGCAGTATTTATCAATCAATTCTAGTGCTGTTTTATTTTCACCATTGAACTCAATTAAATCTGTATGGAGTTCATCACTTGCACCCTGTTTGGCATGTGCCGGAGCTTTATGAATACCCTTTGGAACAAATAGACCAACATCTGTAACAATATAACGACGACTTTCTTCATTAATGACTAGCCCAATGACATGTTTATGTAACTGACGTGCTACGAATACTGGAACAGTTACGCGAATTGATAAGGCTGTGTGGCAGAATGGTGTAAAGTGCGTATGAGCTTTTGCTCGTTTTTCCCAATCCTCCCTCTCGGCTTTTGGCAGACCAGTAGCCAGATATTTCAACAACCCTTTATCTGCATCAGTGATTTCTTCTGTTTCATCCCACTTAGCAAACGATACTCGGGCTGCATTACAAATACGCTTATCACTCCCCATCTTATCAACAAATTCAACTTTAATTTCTTGTTTACGACTCATATTCAACCTCCAAAGAAATGATAGATGCCATCAAACCATTTGACAAGTACCCAATCATTTTTTCAATATATACTTTATCTTCACTATATTCTGGCGCTTCAATTTCCATTTTAACATTAATATTAACAGTTGTCATCACACATTCCAAGTTTCATAATAATCACAATCCAGCTTATCCCAAACACCTTGAATGAACTTTTCCATTTCTTCAATACCAATATCGTGAAAGAACGGGTCAAAGTCAAATGTTACACCTTCTGAAATAAATTGTAAAGAGGGTGAATAACTCCACGAAGAAATGTTTTGTCCACGCTCCACTAGGTCTGAATTATCATACACTTTTACAGTGATGTAATACTTCTTACCGATTTCATCACTGACAAGTTTCTGTAGACCAAACGAACAGTAGTCTCCAAGAAGGCGATGAGTATTGGAAAAACGTTTGTATCCTTTAGCCTCCCAATCTTCAGGAGTTAGTGGTGTGCATGTACCCATCTATTTACTCCTTTCTTGCAGCATACAATCAGCATAGTAATAAGACTCTGAAGCAATAGAGCAATCATATGCTTTCCCACTAGCAATAAACCCTTGTAATGCTTTAGCAGCAAAGTAATCACGTACAGATATTCCTAGACTATCGTTCGATAGTGGTTCTTTCAATGGAAATGCTGGGCCGCTTTCATGTATTTGTTTGCTCATTTTACAATCCCTTCACGCTATCAAAGATTTCTCTAATCCTGTCAATATTATCTGCTACAGACTTGTCCACACGTTCCTCTAGAAACACTGGTAGGAACAAAGAATACCCTTCTTTGGATTTGCTGTCAACGAGATCGTTAGCTTTAATTGCTACAATCTTAGGAGGGTTATCAAGCATTGCTTTACGCTGCTTATCACTAAACCCTGTACCACAATCTGTTTTAACCACTCCACATTCACTCTCTAACTGTAAAGCGCCTAACATACCCTTATACTTCCCTGTGCCTTCTACTACCCCTACTACTTTCATGTCAAGCTCTGCTTCTACTTTATATTTAACACAATCCTTGCTTGTGCCATCCTTCCACATGCCGTTAGGGTTCTTTAATACTGTTCCTTCTTGACCCTGTGAAAGCATTTCTTTGAAGTGTTGTGTCGCTTGTTCTAACGAGTATACCATTTTGTATTCAACATGGTTGAAGTATTCCCCATCACATATCGCCAGTACCTCAATGAAACGGTCAGTATAAGGTAACGAGTAATCTTCAATATCCCAAGCAACATAATGTAGCTCATAATCATCTTGCAAAGACGTGCCTTGCAACAAGCTATTAAGCATACCATTGCCTTCTTTACGCGACAACGTAATACCATTGTATTTTACAAGCAATTCACCATTAAGCGTTACGCCATCAGGGATATTCCTCATTTCCTTTTTAAAGCTGGTAGGCAACAAATCAAAAGGGAATGTTGAACCATTACGTGTGATTGCTTGCTTGTTAGTAATGGATGAAAACATACCATCACACTTAAGCTGGCTATACACACCATTCTTCCAATCCCATTCAGAGAGCTTTACAGCATTTGGAAGGCTACAACGCATATATGGCTGCTCAAAGATGAGCCTAGGCCAGATTTTATTAATTGTACTAACAGATACACCAGCTTTGATATCTTTAAGCAACATCCATTTAATGAGTTGCTGATCTTCTTTGGTATACATTTTAGATTGTTCTACAATCCAATCTTTAGCATCATTACCTGTTAGGTGTCTCTCTGCTATTACGCCAATAAAACTAGCAATATCTTCAATATCAAAATATGGATAATCTTCATTAGCTAGTGGAATACATTCTGTGATGTTTGGGTAAGTCTTCTCTGTAATATAAAAGTTAATACGTGGATCATATGTAGTTTGTAGATAGTAATATAGAATATCATTATCTTTATTAGATTCAAGAATAGCTTTCTTAGCATTCCCTCCAGAAGCTGCTTGTAACGATGTAATGATGTTGAATAGGGTCATTGAACAATCTCCAAAGTTGTTGATGAGTGATATTCCCCAAAACAAGGCTGAACATAGACATCCACATAATATTCATTTTCACCTGCTTTATCAGCAGTTACAAGGAACCCTGCTGACGAAATCATACCAGATTTTGTAGCATCTACAATCAGCCTATCAAGACACTCTTGCGCTTCCAGGTAGTTAGCAAATATAGCACCACCCTGCTCTGTGAAATTCTTTTTATATACATGCCAAACAGCCGCTTTGTATTGCGTTGTGTTGTAATGGATGGTTAATGGCTTATTAATTTCATTAGTAGCTGCTTCAACCGATAATGTTACTTCGTCATTAATAAGGCTTTCTGGCCAAGAAAGCCCATCTAGCATTTCTGTAAGCAACTCTTTCTGTTCTTCTGGTGGTGCTGTTGTGTACGCTCCTACAATCGGAGCCACTTGCTCTTGCATGTCCTCTAGGGTCTCAGCACTACCCATGCCTAGTATAGCTACTGTCCATCCTTGTTTACTTAGTTTCATAGTAACTTTCCTCTGTAATTTGAAATGTATCTACTCCACAATCAAAGAAATTCATCACTGAGCAAATTTTCTTTGCATCTTCTACTTCTGTGCATTCACACAGATTGTAATACCAGCGATACTTATCAGATTCTTGTTCGATACTGTCTGTATCTAAGACAGTTGCTTTAATACAACAATGTCCAAGAGCACTCTTAAGAAGTACTTTATAGCGTAAATTCACTTATTTCTCCTTCAACAGATAACTGTTAGAAATTGCTTTAAAGCTGAAGCCAGACGTATTGTGCTTGAATACAAGCCCTTCACGCTTCACTCCTTTATTCATGCCCTCACCTTCGGCCATATCCAGTAGTTTATCTACATCTGCGATCATTGTAAAGGCTTTATCTACCACTGGTACATGAGGAATACTCAGTAACTTACAAAACTCTTGACGTTCTTTTGGTAACATATACTCCTGCCTATCAATGTCAAACACATCGAACACGTAGAATTCAGGCTTATTTACTTTCTCATAGTTACCTTGAATGTTCGGAGCAATCAATTCTCCTTGCACAGCTACATTCTTCCCGTAGGCACGAATCTTTTTATGGATATCATATTCTAGTGCGATACGCCAGAATACATTATCTTCATTCTGTTTTAGTTCTAGATTACGTGAGCATACACCTTCATTTTCGTTATTTACAAAAATTGTGCAAGAGCTACCATCTAGCTTGATTGTAACCTCAAACTCCTGTCCTACATAATTTTCCAGCATGTTACCAATGTTTTGTACACGCTCTTGGTCTGTCTTACGTAGAAAGTTTGGGAAATTACCTTTAGCTTGTCCATAAAGCTGTGGAGAAAGTGGGCGTTCCCATTTTAAAATACCAAGAGTTTCTGTTACATCTTCTCCATCTGAGTAATCCCTTACTGGTAGGATGCCAAGCGGGAGTAATAGCCCTTGACTTAGTTGCCCACGTAGTTTCACTGTGCGTAGGCGTTCACCTTTCAATCCTTCATACTCTTTAGGGGTATTCCCTGATTTAGTAAGGAACGGAGCAATACTGGTAGGCACCCAACTATCAACTTCTAAGTATACAGCCGCGTGATTAATAGGAAATTCACCCTTCTTAACTACCACCCACCAACCATCAACACGAACAGCTTCAATAGCATCAGCTCCTACAATCTCTTTTACTTCTACAATACGCCTAATTGTCGCAAGCTTACGTTCCATTTTCTCTCCTATCAATAAAATATATGACTTTTAAGTGTTAACTTAACTTTCATCTTCTTAGTCCACGATGGTCGAATTATTTTCCATTTGAAATGTGTTTGATTGCCATATTTCTTCCAGAAAATCTATCAACTATCCATCTTAAGCAAGATGGACTTGTTTCATCATATGCAAAATATTTACTAAAATCTATCATAATTCTCTTTATAAAATAAGTGATGTTTTATTCTTCCAACAAACTTCATATGTTTTCTCCATTTCGGATTAGAATAAGATGTATGGAAGTGTGTAGCTCCCTTCACAACAGGAAGCATCTTAGCAACAAACCTGTAACGTGTCAACTGTTGCTTTGTAGCTTTAACATCTGTTGTGTCCCAGCTAAATTGTCCCGGCTCTTTAATGATTTGGCAAGCTGTCTTATGCTTATCTTTCATTCTTTGCTGAATAGTATCTAGTACGGCACGCTGCCCCAATAAGCCCTCTCCAGACGCTTCCTTATGAATTGC